AGCTCGTCCAAATCCCTGATGAAATCAAGGTCCATCTCGTTCTCACCCGTCTCCTGACAGTTAAAGTCGGACAGGTTGAAATACTTAAAGTTAGTCATTTTTTGACTTGTCATTGCCAAGATACAGGCCGAATGCGCCCGTTAGCGCGCCTGTCATTACGGACACCAGAGCGCTTTGCGGTATCGAAACCTGATCAGCGGGGATTTGCATAAACCACTCAACCACGCGATACGTCATCACCAGCATAGTGATCATGAGTAGTCTTGGCAGGATTCGCCAACGGTCCAGCCCTTCTGGCGTGATCATCAGATCGCCCACGCCGCTATCAGGATAATGTTCAGTGCAACGGCGGATATAACAAGAATGCCCGCCTCCCACTCAGTAAGGTGCATTACGCGGGACTTGAGGAGTTTCCCTGCGGTCTTTATCGGGTCAAGCATAACTATTTCTCCCTTGCTACGTTTTTGGTTTTTTCATAGGTACGAAGCGAACCGAGGCCGAGCATTCCGAGCAGTACAGTAAGTAGGCTTTCCATTTCAAAAACAGGAAGTGGAGGGGTCTCAACACCAGCAGTAGCAATGACAAATACAGCAAGAGGCTGGCCCACAAAGTGCCAAGCCAAAGCAACGCCGCAAGTCCACCCCACAAATGGGCGCCAGCCCGCGACAAACATTGACTTATGTGCCGCAGAAATCTTGTTGACTTCAATCTGCCCCTTGGCAAGTTCATGAGCGTGCCTCTCTGACATTGTGGCAATTTCATGGGCTAAACGGTTACGCTCGTCCGCGTCAGGGATGAACTTGTCCAGCAAACCCGCTACTGGGGCGATGAGCGCTTCAATCATGGGGCCACTCCCACTCCGGATCGGAGCTTGATATAACGGTACAGGACGCAGAGATAAGCACCAGCGCCATCAGGAAAGCCCCAGCCATTAGTCTGATTGCGTCCATCAGAATGTAGATAGCGCCACGCGCTTCCAGCTATTGGTTGCTACGCAGACGTATATGTAGTTACTGTCCCAAGCGATCTCCCCAGCCGTTCCAGATGCAGAGGAGCTTGCCGGGGTCTGAGATGTGTCGATTCGCACATGATCGCCAGTCGTAACTAGCGCCGAAAAGGTGCCCGCGCCGGGGGTTGACGTGCCGATATTTGTGCCGTCAATGTCTCCGGCATTGATATCTACCGTAGTCAGGGTCGATGTGCCCGAGGCTGTAATGTTGGTAAACGTGGCGGCGGCGGCAGAGGCCGCTCCAATGACAGTGCCGTCAATCGCTCCGCCGTTGATGTCTGCATTGTTAAAAGACGACGCGCCAGTCGATGTGATATTTCCCGTCACGTTGCCGGTAACATCGCCGGTCACATTCCCTGTCAGGTTGCCAGTCACATTTCCAGTCACTGCTCCCGTAACATTTCCCGTCACGTCGCCGGTCAGGTTTCCGGTCACGTTTGCTGTTAAATTGTCAGCAACAAGGTCCACAAACACCTGCGTGACAGTTGCGCTTGCTCCAGCCCCGCTAAACTTGAGGACCGCGTCCTTGCCGTTTGCCAGCTCAAAGTCGTTCGATGCGCTGTAAGTCCCTTGGAACAGGATCAGCGCTCTGCCCCCAGACAGGCTATTTCTGACAAACATAATCTTTTCTGCGTCACTAGGGGTCAGTCGCACATACGCCGTTGCGCCAAGATCGCCGCCATCCACAAACTCAATAAACTTATTCCGGCCATTGGACACCGCGCCGTCAGTAACGGGGATGTCTGTTGGCGAGCCAGAGCTTCCCGCTGAGGCCAAGGTGAGGGACAGGATGCCATTGACCGCCTGATCGATAATGTCAAAGTTGGTGTTGGTGGTGGCACCCCACAGGCCGGCTTGATCGCCGGTTGTGATTTTCTCAATGCCGAGATTTGTTGTATATGTGCTAGGCATGGTCTCCCCTACGCCGCAATTTCAACCCAATTCGGGTCTTGGTTAACAATAATTTCATTCCAAGAGACCACGGACGCTCCCGATGTCTGACCTGTTCCGGCAACGCCTGTTACAAGGACAGTGATCTCTGCATTGGGCGCTACAATGCCCACCTGACCTTGCAGTCTTGGAGAGCTGGTTGCAACAGCAACGCCTGTGCCCTCAACGACCGTGACAGCGCCCGGAGTGCCTGTAGCGGCTAGCCCTGTTGGGCTGACGTTGGCTTCTCCAATAACGCTGACGCTGTCCACCTCGCCGGTAGCAGATACGCCCGTTACGGGGACATTTGCGGCGGCATCAATCGCAACGCTACCTACCTCTCCAGTGCCTTCTACGCCTGTAACAGATACGCCCGTGCCGGTCTGGATGATGACCTTGAGGCCCGTGTCCTCTAGCTCGGCAAACGGCTCTTCGCCAAACGAAATGCCGCCAAACAGCGAGCCGCCGCTGTCAATAGCGATAACCGGCATAGTTGCTTCAAGGCCGGTAACCGATATGGATGTTGGTAGGCTGACCGTGGCGCTACCGACAGATGCGGTCGCTTCCAGTCCGGTAAGATTGATTGTTTCGTTAAATACGACGCCGTTGCTTTGGGCAGTTGCCTCAAGGCCCGTAACCGACACATTTGCTACGGTATTGACCGTTATGAAAAACGGCTGGCTTTTCTCCGACGCAAACGGCGCTTCTGCAAAACTGTTCTCAGCAAAAGCCCCGCCATGCTCCTCAATAGCAATCGGCACAGTGCCTTTTGCTGACACGCCCGTTACGGCAACAGTCGGGCCTAGCGGACTCTGGCTAAAAGAGGATGCCGAGAAGCTACTGGAGCCAAACATGACTTACTACTTATCCGCCTTTTGGTCGATCTTGGCCTCTATTTGATCCAGCTTGCTAAAAAGGCGCTGGATACCGTCTTGAAACTCTTCTCGGCGGACATACTCCCCAGCGACCAAGACTTCAACCCTGTTGACCTTTTCGATGATCATGTCGTCTGTCCTTTCCAGCATGCGCACAGAGTCCCATAGCGTCTTGAGCAACCAGCCAAAAACACCGCCAGCAAGGGTGATAATTGTGTTAATCATGCCCTGATCCATTACCACCTCCACTGGCGTGTATATGCTACTTAGCCTTCCCAGCCGTCGTCGTTTTCGTCGTATACGCCGTCACTGTTGGTGTCACACGTCCGTTGCCACGTCTGCATACCAAACGTCAAACCTTCGCTCCACGGAACGTATGCGACACACCATTCATGTGAGCCGGGTTGCAATCCGTCTGTAGGCTGTGAAACGTAATCGCGCTTGGCCCAAGGCTTCTGTACGCGAAAAAATGTGTCTTTGTTTCTCATTACTTGACGCTTAAAAAGAGCGCTGTTTTCGGTGCTGACGTATATTTCTTCGCCGTCAGAAAGCGTATAAGTAGATCCGTCTTCGTAGTTGATGACGGTTTGCGCCGATGCGCCCAAAGAAAACAAAACAGACAGTGCAAGTAGCTTACGCATTACGCGCTCCTTAGTGATTGAATGAGGGTTGCTGTGAAATAAATGACGCCGCCAGAAAAAATAAGCGCCATCACTAATGCTGACACGTCAAGCATGCGACGCTGTCTACGTCGCTGTTTGTAAATCATTTTTTCCCGCTTGGCCCTGATGTCCTTACGCATCTGTAGCATTTCGCGATAGGTTTCTTCGCCGTATGCGTACATGATCAGTTCGCGGATCTGTCTGTTCTGCTCTTCTATTTTCTTCTTGGCAATAACAGCATTTAACGCCTGCTCCTCGACAGAAGAGCCGTCAAACATTTTCTTGAAGAGGGGCGGATTTTCCGCTTCGCGCTCGGCCTGATTAATGTCAGATACCAGCGTGTACCAATGGCCCAGCTTCTGAGCCACATGCTCTATTTCGGCCCCTTTACTGACCAGTACCTGCAACCCCTTGAATGTGGTCGAGGCCATTGCTACCAAGCTCAAGGGGTCCATTCATTGACTACTCTGGCTTCGTGGGCCAAGTAATTGTGCTGGGGAATCCGGCTTGCTGTGGAACATCGCGCAGAGCCTGCCTATAGGTTGTCATCTCTGCCGACATGGTGACATCAGAAAGCCCAAAATGATCCGTTTCTTTCAGAAGGCCATCGCGTTTTGATCTTTCGC